CTTGAAAATAGGGCTGCGGACATTGCCACAACGCCCCTCCATTAAGGTCTAGAGAGTCGGGCCTTCAAGGCCCGTGAACTGCAACCGCAAGTGGCGGTTGTCGTACTTATCATTCAAATGAGTGGAACCTGGTTCCAAATGGGGCCGAAGTTGATCAAGCTTGGCCTGAAGTGGACGCCGGTAGCTGGGGTCTGGCCAGCATGTGAGAAGTGCACCATAGACGCGCTGCCAGCGCATTTCAGTGGTGCGTTCATCATGCTTAGCATGAAGCACTTTAGCAATCGTCTTGCCGCCTTTGTGCAGCGGCAACCGATACCCCGACGGCGGGTCCACAATAGTAGTGGTGGACAAAAACCCAAGAGTGTCTGAGTTTTGGGGCTCTTCGTTTTCCAGCTCGAAAACAGTGCCCATCCTGCCGCAGGTTTCACGCAAAAGAGGGCCAGTGAACCAAGAAAGATCCTCGTCGTCACAGCGAACCGCAAACAAATTATCGTCACCGCAAACGGCCGTCACCACACAATGAGAAAAAAGTTCAAACTCACGTTGTGGATTGAGAGCACGGCGTCGGTACTCGAGAAGATAAGTCAGCGCAAAGCTGGAGCAGGTCTTAAGGTCATTGAAGACTTTGGTCAAAAGGTGGCCAGTGGAGTGCGTGTTGCGGAACCTCCAGATCTCGTTGGAACGAACGAGACCATGGGAAACTCGTGAGTGCTTCATGATGTACTCATGGACCGAGAGGTCGGTGCACGCCATGACCTTTCGCAAAAGGAGGTCGATGACGGCATAGTCAAAATCACTGAAACAAGTATCATAATATTTCCCATCAGATCCAAAGCAACAAAGGCCGTCAAAGGCTTGGTGAAGTCTTTCCCAGCCACCGCAAAACTCATTGAATGCGCCAAGGCACATATCTCGTGGCCAGTCGGCACCATCATTGTGGGCGTGCATGAGGTGACCGTAAAGCCGAAGCTGCTTGTAAAGAAAATCGATGTTAACAAAACGCAGAATCCGGCAGCCCTTGCGCTTCACAGTTGCATCAGGCAAAGCCTCAACCTTATAAGCAACAGTGGTGTATGGTGGGCTGGTATGCACATTGCGGTAGTTAGAAAACAGCCTGTATTGATTGATGGCCGTCAAGAACTCACCCTTAGACGCCTCCTTAAAGGGATAACCAACAGCGGTGTGCGGCTTCATTTCAGCCACAGCTTCCGCGTGAGTCATGCCACGGACTGGGTCCATTCGGCTCCAGGGGAGTCGAGACCACACGAGGCGGACGACGTCAGGGATGAGAGCTTCAAACTCAGGAGGCAAAGGTGCAATTGGGACTTGGCATTTGTCGAGGTACGAGACAAGAGCCTCTTCGCCACACCTAGCCATGGAAAACCCTTCAGCAAATGGCTTCAAGTCGGACATAGCAGGGTCCTCACCAATGGCTTTCGGCACAGACACATGGCCATTGCATCTGGCGTAAACGTGCGAACGTGTTGGAGTTGGGGGCACGACCTGCACGATCGGCAGTGCCCACTCCTTTCGCGCTACCTCATGGCCGACCGAAAAAACCCCAGGCCTCCGCCAGGGGTAGGATCGACACGCGTGAAAACGTTGACAACAACAGAGTTTCGCGTTTCAGAGGCAGCGTGAACGCCAACATAGGTTGAGTTTTGAAGCAAAAACCCACCACAATGGCCAATGGTGGTGTTGGCTGTGTGGCTACCCCCAGCCAAATTGCACGGCTTGATTCCGATTTTGCTCAACTCAAGGGGCTGCAGCGGCTCAAACAGGCCGACGAAAAGCGCCTCTCCGTCTAGAGGGCGAGCGTACTTCCACGACTTGCAGTTGTAAGGCTGTTTGCCATCGATGATGTCAATCATCTGGGCATCAGCATCAAACACTTTGCGTGGACGCACTTCGTAGACCTTAGGATCAAGAGAGCCGTCAGCACGACGGAATTGCGCAGAATACACGCCATGAGGGATCTCGGTATGCCTCACCATGCAGAAAGCCTCGCCAACTTTGGTGGCAATGGTCTGCACGACCTTCTTGGGGTCATCAGTTTGGTAGAGGTAGGCAATCTGTGCCGGATCCATTTCCACAAACCTCTCGGTGAGCGGACTGACGCGGGCCTCAAGGCCGGGCTTCTTTGAACAAAACTTGCAGACCGGCTGGTGATTCCAGCGACCGCAGGTGGCACACTTCTTGGCCTTGCACGTGTCAGAGTGATGAGCCCCAGCGCACTTGCCGCACTGAAAAGGGCGTTCACTTCTGCATGAAAAACGCACATGGCCAGGTTCGCCACAACGCTCACACTTAGGAGCCTCAGCAATCTTGGCTTGAAGGGTTTTGTCAACGAGATTGACGCGAGGGGCTTCAAGCCCAATGCGCTGCTGGAAATCAGGATCGAGGTAGTCCTCTTTCTCCTGCCGCAAACGTTCATTGGCATCGAGGAACCGATCCTCATCGCCACCCCGTTCAGCATGCCGACGCTCGAACTCCTCGGCGACAGCCTCATCACGAATGGACTTTGCATACTGCTCATCAGTGAGAACAGTGTACTCGTCACGAGAATCTCTGTCGTCGAGGTCCTTAGCAGCCCAGCCTTTGATGATGGCCTGCGCAGCATCAGAATTCAGCTCAAGCTTTTCCTGCTTGCACTTATCAAACCAGCTCTGCATGAGCGTGATGGGAAGGCGGAGGAAAAGGCTGTCGTACTGAAAAGTGCCCTTGTGGGAAACTTTGCCAATGCGCACGCTACGGTCTGCTATGCGCTGGTTGCGAGGACCCTCGTGAACGACGTCGCTGGGGGGAGCTTCACTCTTGAAGCCTTTCTTCCACGGCTTGGGCGTCTTCTTGACGGGATCGTCGTAGCCAGCACAAGTGAGCCAGGTCAAAGCCAGCAGCTCAATAGCCATTTGGAGAAGGTACCGCTCCTCGATGCGAGAACGCAGGGCATCGCCATTCCCGACGTGTCCAGGGGCCAACGCACCAAACCCATAATTCATGCTAACAGGCGGTGGGTCATCATCGGTGTTGATGAGCTTGAGCTCTCGCTCCATGACGTCGACCTTCTTGGCCAACTTGTAAATGTCCTTGTCGCGCCTCTGCTCATCGTGGGCAGCCCTGTCGTCGGAACTGTCCGAACTAGCATCACTGCCTTTCCAGCCGCTACGTTTGACTTTGCCTGACATGAGCTCAGCCAACCTTTTGCGGCCTTCAAACAGCTTAAGGAGGAGGCTGTCCGACTGAAGCTTACGCGCTTTTTCATCAGCCGCTCTACGCTTTGACACAGCGTCGGCTGCTTTTTGGTGAAAATCGCCGGGCATGCGACATTGCGATCGCAACACGTCCCGAACTTCAGGCCAAGTTTGGCAGCATGAAAGCTGCAAAAGCAACTGTTCTTGGATGCGGGAGTACTTTTTGTTGAGCTCGCGCCACAGAAGGTGCCAACCACCAGCACGGTAGGTGGCACGGTAAGCAGCGACGCGAGAAACAGCATACACTCCCCAACGGAACACGTTGGAAGGGTTGACTTGGCTGACGTAGTCAGCGGCGGACATAGCCGCAGAAAGAACGTTTTGCGTAACGGTGGCAGCCGCTTTCTTTGCGGCCGCTTTCGCCATTTGAATTGGCGTCTTCACGACAGAGGGGGGGATGGGGGGAAAATCACCATCCACACTGCCATGGTAAAACAGAGGGTCGGCAGATGTGAGTTCTGCCATGTCAGCTCTGCCGACCTCAGGGAGGCCAGGAAACCCCGCCACAAGCCTAGTCGAAGGCAATGGCGTGGTGTGTCTCAGCGTAGTAGGAATTGCCGAATTCATCTTGATAGATTGTGGCAACTTCGTCCGAGTGGACAACGACGAAGTGCTGAGGGGCGCCAACTGATTGTTCAGTGGCGGCGGCGACGGAGGCCGAAAAGGCACCGCCGGCAAGTTGTTGGTTGTTTCTAGGCCAGTAGCCATTCGTATCACAGGAGCAACTTTCTGAGTGCAAAAAGAACAAACCGCAGCACAGAGTGTAATAGTAGTTTGGATTATCAGAACGATCGAAAACACGACCCAGTTTGGAAGAGTGTCCGTTGAAAACAGCGATAAAGCTCTTGAGCAAGGTGGACGAATCAAACCTCTCACTTAACAACGGAAGACGTAGGAACAAAAAGGGGAAACAACA